AATTATATATTATATACTTAAAAAGTATTTAAAGGTTATATAAGTAACATTTTTAAAAACTAAAAAACTTAATAAAATCAATACTTAAACATACAAAGAGGTTTACTTTTAAAATTTATTTAGTAAACTTTTTAATCTTTTTTAGTTGTTTACATATTCCCATTTTTGATATATTTAAATATTCAGCTAACTCAACTTGATTCAAATATGGGTTTATATCTAAAATAGCAATAACTTTATCAATAGTTTTTAAATCTTTGTTTTTTGATATATCGTAAATTCTAACTTCGTTCATTACATTAGTAACCATTTTTTCAAATGTCATTTCGTTTTCTGCATCCATTTTAGAATATTGAACTAACCAATACTTAATAAACTTAATTGCTTTTAAATGCGTTTTAAATGGCTCAATACAATGTATATTCCATTTGCCGTTTATTTTACTATACCACCAGTAATCATAACCATCAAATTTTATTTTGTGATTATTTGGTTTTGATAATTCTTTTATTGTTTCGTTGCTAAACATAATAAAAACTTTTTACAAATATATAATTATTTTATTAACATACTTTGTAAATAACTATTAACTACATTTGTATAGATGAAAGTAAAGCGTTCCACAATAGTAAAGAATTTAGATATTATTTTTTCTCAATACATTAGACGTAAAGATGCAAAAAATGAAATAGCTACTTGTGTTACCTGCGGTAAAAAAGACCATTGGAAAAAGCTACAAAACGGACATTTTCAATCACGTAGACATTATTCAACACGTTGGGATGAAAACAACGTTGGAGTTCAATGTTACGGATGCAATATTACAAATCAAGGTCAACAGTTTTTATTTGCTAAATATTTAGGATTAGACAAAGCTGAAGAAATGGTTTTAAAATCAAAGCAAACAGTTAAATTTTCTGATAACGATTTGCAAGATATGATACAACACTACAAAGATAAGTTACAAGAACTTTTATAATATTTCTATTGTTTTTATTGTTTTAATTGGGTAGTTTAACGGCTACCCTTTTTTTGGCTAAAAGTTAAATATTTGTTAAAAAATAAAAATACACTTGCTAATTAAAAAATTCACTATATATTTGCTACATAATTAAAAACAAAAACATTATGAAAACAGCAATGCAAGAATTATTTAGTCAGTTAGAAATTGACCATCCGTATTTATTTAATAAAAACACTTTAACAGGTAGACAATTTATAAACGATTATTATAAATTTTTTGAATTAGAAAAGCAACAGATTATTGGTGCTTGTGATTATGGTAAAAAATATCACGAAAAATTTGATTATACAAGTGAACAATACTACAAAGAAACATTTAACAAATAAAATATTATTATGAAAATTAGAAAAATTGTAAAGCATTATAAATTTTGCAGAATAACAGGAAAATTATCAATAGAAATTACAAACAATTAACAAATGAAAGATTTAATCGACTATCAAAGATTTCAGGTTGAAGCATTACAAAAAAAGATTTGCGAACTTGAAAACAAATTAAACGAAGTTAAAACACACATATTTGAGTTATGTGATGAAGATTGCCCAAACGAATACAAAACAATTATTAAACAAAAAACGTACGAATTATGAATGAATTAACATTACACGAAAAATTGAGCAAAATTCAAGTAGAATTTAAAGCTAACAAATCAAAGTTTAACTCTTTTGGAAAATATAACTTCCGTTCTGCTGAAGATATATTAGAAGCACTTAAACCATTTAATGAAAAGTATGGTGTATATTTTACTGTTGTAGAATCACTATCTAATATAGGAGATTTACCAATTATAAAAACTATAGCTACTATACACGATGTAGATGGTGTGCAAGAGATTGAAGCTACTGCAATAGTAGGAGTAGACTTACAACAAAAAGGTATGCAAGTTCCACAACAATTTGGTTCTGCTTCTTCTTATGGTAAAAAATACGCATTAGGTAACTTACTTTTAATTGATGACACACAAGACCCTGATGCAACTAATACACACGGAAAAGAAAAAGATGTATTACAAGAATTAAAGGAAAGAATGATGGAGCCTGAACAAAAATGGTTAAACGTAAACACACCTGAATTTACAAAAGCTATTGAGTATTTAAAAAGCGGTGGAACTATTGACGTAATAGAAAAAAAATATAAGTTAGCTGCTAAAACTAAACAAGAACTTTTAAAAGTTAAATAATATGAAAGATTTTTTATATGAAATTTTAGTACCAATATCTGTTATTGCATTATTAATAGCTATAATACCATTAATTGTAGTTTTATCTTTTGCTATAATAAAAGATATGATTAAAAATAGATAAAAAAATAAAACAGCCACGTAAGGAGATATAACAAGGTTGGCTGATAGCCTTGTTTTTTTAAAATTTAACTTATAAAATATGAAAAAACTACTTTTACTTACATTAGCTATTGGGATGATGGCTTGTTCAAATGATGAGCAAACTAATGAAGTTAAATACGAAAGACAAATAGTAAACGGTGAACGAACTTCAAACACAAGGCAAACAAATTCAAATACCGTTTGTGTTGAAATTACCGAAACAGGAACATATCAAGATACTACTTATTACTGGGTTGTAGTTTGTGAATAAATTAACAATCGTATAGACGCAGTAATGTTTTAAAATAAATAACTTTTATTGCGTTTATACAAAGTTTAATAAGATGAAAGAAACAGAAAAACAATTAGAGTATATTAGATTTATTGAAGATGAAACTGGTATAATTTATAAAGGACAAACAAAAGAAGAAGCATCAAAATACATTTCCGAAAATAAAGATAAAGTACCTGCTTCTGGTTCAATTAATATGTGGGCTTTGGTTAATGGTTATTAGCCTTGCCACTAACTTTTTGCGGCTATATTTAGTTGCGGACTTTGAAACACAAAACTTGAATTATAAACAAAATTAAATTAGAAAATATGAACTCAAATGAATCACAAAAACCGCAATTGAATATAGGTGCTGTTATATGTAGTAGCCGAGAGGTAAACCCTAATTTTAAGATGGAAACATTTAAAAAAAAGGTTGAACAACATATAAAATGCGGATATACTAAAGAGTTGGCAGAGTGGAAAGTATTAGGAGATTTCAATAGGCTTTTTTTTAAAGCATTCGGAACTAAGCCAAATAAAAAACAGACTGATGCGGAAGGCTATTACATATAACAATCGTATAGACGCAGTAATGTTTTAAAATAAATAACTTTTATTGCGTTTATACAAAGTTAAATAAAACTGAATAGCCGACAACAGTAAAAAAAGGTAGGCAAAGTAAAATTAAATATTATGAGTGCAATTATCAATTTAAGTATTAGAGTTGACAAACTACCTAAAGAAAAGTTTGTAATGGGTAAAGACGGAGCAGTTTATTATAACTGTACGTTAAACATTAACGATGATGCTAACCAATGGGGGCAAAATGTTTCTTTAACAGATTCACAAACAAAAGAAGAACGTGATGCTAAAAAGCAAAAGAACTATCTTGGAAATGGTTCAGTTGTTTGGACTGATGGAAACATTAAAGCAGTTAAAAAAGAGGGACAACCTCAACAAGTAGCAGCGGTAGAAGTGGATTCGCTTCCTTTCTAAATTTAAAATTGAGGTGGTTGATTGTGATATTGCCACCTCTTTTTTTGTTAATAAGTTAACCTTTTTAATAAAAACAACTACCATTTTAATTTATTATATTTGTATATTAATAATTTAAAAAATAAAAATATGAGTACAAAGACTTGTTTTAAATGCAATGTAGAAAAGAATTTAGAAGATTTTTACAAACATAATCAAATGCCTGATGGCAGAGTTAATAAATGTAAAGAGTGTAATAAAAAAGATGTTAGAGATAATTATAAAATTAAAGCACAAGATATTAACTTTATAGAAAAAGAACGTGAACGTTCAAAAGAAAAGTATTATAGATTAAACTATAAAGAAAAGCAGAAAGCTTGGGATTCAGATAAACCTTGGAAAGCAAGTTATAGAATTAAAAATTTAAGAAGAAAATATAAATTTGTTCCTGCATCACATCATTTGCATCATTGGAATTATAATGATGATTTTTTAGAAGATATAATTATTTTAGAAAGATTTAATCATAGAAGAGCACATAATTTTATGAAATTAGATTTAAAAAATAAAATTTATATTGGTTTAAATGGTGAAGTTTTAGACACAAAAGAAAAACATATTTTGTACTTATTAAATAATGGTATAAAATTTTAAATTACAATTATGACAGAACAAGAAACAATTAATAGAATGTTGATGGAAGTGCTTGAAGAAGATTGCTACATTAACCCTGAAAAAGAAATAGAATATCCAATTCCTGCAATTAGTTTTGGCGAGAAAGAATACGAAACAAAAGACGGATATAAAACCTATCCGCTACCAATTGGAACTTATGGAAACTTTAGTTTTATACAAGCGCCACCAAAATCTAAAAAGACGTTTTTTATTTCGCTTTTAAGCGCAGTTTATATGAAAAATGAACTACAAGGCTTTGGAGGTAATTTAAGAGGTAACAGGCAAGATAAACATATGATTCATTTTGACACTGAACAGGGAAACTTTCACGCCTCAATGGTTTTTAAAAGACCACTTCAAATGACAGGTTTAAAAGATGATAAATATCATACTTACGCATTACGTCAATTAGGTTTTAAAGAAAGGGTTTCTTTTATTGAATACATACTTTATGATAAATTAGATGGTAAAGATATTGGATTAGTAATTATTGATGGAATTGCAGATTTATGTTCCGATGTAAATAGTATAGAACAAGCGAATGAAGTGGCTCAACATTTAATGAGATGGAGTAAAGAATTGAACTGCCATATTATAACAGTAATACACTCAAATTTTGGAACTGAAAAACCTACTGGACATTTAGGCTCGGCTTTAGAAAAGAAAGCAGAAACACAAATACAATTAGAACTAAATACAGTAAATAAAGAATTGGTAAAAGTAAGTTGTAAAAGAAGTAGAAACGCAAGTTTTGAAGATTTTAACTTTAAAGTAAACAATTTTGGTTTACCGCAAGTTGAAGGTGATTTATATGATATACTAAAAGACATTAAATGTTAATAACTTATTAATAAATTTGAACTATGGAAAATTTAACTATTAAAAATCATTTACAAGACTTACAGGTTTCAACTGCAAGAATGTTAGTTTATAATTCTGATAACCCTGAATTATTATCTTACTTTAAAGATGTTACTTTTAAGTTACAAATGATTGAGGAATTATTACAGGTTGATTCTGTTTTAGATTGGCAAAGTATTGAGAACGCATATAAATCAATTTTAAAGCAGGATAATGAGTTAACTGATGTTGATATTAGAATAAGTTTAAAACCTTCAATAGAACAAAAGGTAGCAAAGATAACAGCAAAATTATACTAATATGATATACATCCTTTTATTTTTTTCTTTAATATTATTTTTGTTAGCTATTACTTTAGTATGGGCACATCGAACAGGCAAAGATATACAGATAGCATCTATTAAGGGTTTTATGTTTGGTGCTTTATACGATGTAGAAGAAGTTGATGGTGAACAATGGCACACGTTGCAGATATTAGTAGGAATATTATCGATTAATATATTATGGGAAACAAATCAATATTAGAACGGGTTGCAGTTTATCATAAAGACTGGGTAGAACTTGCAGGAGTGTTTGATAAAGAATGGGCAGAGGATATTGTTCAAGAATTTTACTTACTTTTACATAAATACAACGTAACAGATGAGCAAATGTTCACTAATGGTAAAGTAAACAGAGGATATTGTTTTATCATAATAAGAAATATACATTTTCAGCTTCATAACATCAGGAAAAGAATTGACAAATGCGAGTTGAATGATGAAATTTATAACTTAATTGATGACTATTCTGAAGATAAAGAAAATGAATGGAATGATTTTAGGATAAAAGCAGAACAAGAGGTTAACAGTTGGGAATGGTACGATAAAAAGCTATTTACTTTATATAGGGATAATAAAACTTCAATAAGAAAATTAGCAAAAGAAACAGGAATAAGTTTCGTTTCTATATTTCACACTTTAAAAGCTAATAAACAAAAATTAAAAAGATTATTACAAGACGATTACGATAACTTAAAACTTTAACATTATGGCAAGAGGTAGAAAACCAAAAGGATTAGGCGACACAATAGAAAGTGTTACAAAAGCAACAGGAATTAAAAAAGTAGTTGAAGCTATTTCAGAGGCGACAGGTATTGATTGTGGTTGCGATGGTAGAAAGGAATTACTAAATAAGATATTCCCTTACAAGCAAACAGAATGCTTAAACGATGCAGATAAAGAATATTTAACTAATTTCTTTGCAACTACAAATGAGCAGTTAACAATTAAACAACAGGCAAGTATTACTGAAATTTACAAAAATGTATTTAATCAACATATAAACCCATCAAATTGTGGTTCGTGCTGGAGAGATAAGATAAGCGAATTAAAACAAGTTTACGACGCCCAGAATGATTAATTGGACAGAGCAGGATTTATTCCTTTGGTTGCAAGAAAACATTTATAAAGATTTGGTTAAATCAAAAAATCAAATGTCAAGATGGGATTGCTACTCACCTGAATACAAACACCGTATAGAATTAAAATGCAGAACAAAACATTTTAACGAAATGCTTTTAGAAAAAAAGAAATACGATGCTATGTTACAGGAATGTGAAAAACATTTAGATATACCTATTTATGTTAACTCAACACCCAAAGGAATATATATCTGGAATTTATTAAAGATAGAGCCAATTTGGGAAACTAACAATAAAAATCCTGCTACAACACAATTTTATAACACACAAAGAATAGAAAAAGAAGTAACATATTTAACAATACAAAACGAAAACACAATAAAACAATGAACTCAATACAATTAGAATATTTAAAACAAGTAATACTATCGCAGTTACTATTAGAATGCAACGAAAATTTACGCTTTACAGTGCAATACAAGCAACAAATTAAACACAGGATAAACTTACTTAACAAGGATTTAGAAAGTGTCGTAAATAAAGAATATGCAAGTGTATATAAAACCGACCCTGAAATGACTACAAACATTTTAAACAAGATAGAAAGTTTGGTTACTAAATTAACAACCTCAACACTTGACGAGTTAATTATGATTGATGCAGTTATTGAAAAATACAACGATAACAAAGAATGGTTTAAGGAATATTCAGAAGCTGAATTTTTAAAGATTGATTAATATGGAAACACCACTACACTATATTACAGAAACGAAGATTGATGTAATAGACTTTTGTAAAATGTACGATATGAATTTTAATCGTGGAAACATAGTCAAATATTTAGCAAGAGCAGGAAAGAAAGATAATGAACTTGATGATTTAAGAAAAGCCTTAAACTATTTACAGCGTGAAATAGAACACCACGAGAAACTTCAAAAACAATGGATAGAGAACAACAAATAGTAACTAGGCTTACAAATTTAACTAAAAATATAAATAATATAAACGATTACACTATACATTTGTCAAAAGATTTGTATTTTCAATATTTATTAGATGTTTTTAATGTAAAAGAATTTCAAGTAAATGTAAGGTTTGATGGGATAAAAATTGTTTTAGATAATAATTTAAAAGAAAATAGTATTAAAATAGAGGTAAGTTAACGCTTACCTTTTTTTTATTAATTTTTTGTTAATATGTTAATAAGTAAAAAATAATTAGTATATTTGCTAAACAATTTAAAACAAAACAATATGAAAACATTTAGAGTATTTTACTGGCGAGAAACAGGAAACGATTGTATCGACTGTGAACAAGACATTATGGCTGATAACTTTGATGAAGCATTTACAAAGTTTAGAGAAGAAAAAAGATTAGTAAAAATTAGAGCAATAGAACAAATATTTTAATTATGAAAAAAGAAATAATAAACGAGTTAGAAAACCTTATACAATTAAGCAAAGATTTAGACAACGTATATATGAAAAATAAACTTCATAACATTAAAGAACTTCTACTAAAAGAATGGAACGAATCAGATTTATATTACCAGCAGATTAGAGAAGTATTAAGAGAAGAAGAAACATTTAACAATTTAAACGCAATAACAATAAGATAATATGGAAACAAAACAAACAGCAGTAGAATTTTTAGAAAGCCAATATAATTATAATGATAAATTAACAGCAGTTGATTTTGAACAAGCCAAGAAAATGTTTGAGAAACAAATTATTGATGCTTATAATGAAAATGAAAATTATATGTGTGACGGAACAGAAGGAAAACAATACTACAACGAAACATTTAAAAAAGAAAAAGGATTATGATAACAACATTTGATAACAAACAATGGACTAAAGAAGAACTATTAGCTGAAATGCACGATGATAGTTTTTACTATGGATATTTAGGGCAAAACGCTTTAAGTAGTTCAAGTATTAAAACATTAATTAATTCACCTAAAACGTATTATTTTACAACTAAATATGGTAGCGGTGAAACACAAGCATTAAGAGATGGTAAACTATTTCATACAATGATATTAGAACCTGAAAAGTTAAACGATATTATATTTGTAGACGCTGCAACAAAAGCAAGTAAAGAATACAAACTCGCAAAAGAAACAGGCAAAGAGGTTTACACTAAAACTGAAAAGAAAGCTGCTGAACGTTTATGTGATGCCTTATTAAGAAACGAAGCGGTAAAGGAATACTTGACTACTGCAGAATTTGAAGTACCACAAATAGCAATGATTGATGGAATACCTATAAGAGCAAAAGCAGATATATTAAAAGGCAATACTATTATTGATTTAAAAACCACCACAGGTATTAAAGACTTTAGATATTCAGCAGATAAATATTCTTATGATTTACAAGCGTGGTTATATCGTGAAATGTTTGGAGTAGAAAACTTTATATTTATAGCTATTGACAAAGGCAGTTTAGATATTGCTATCTTTGAATGTAGCGATGAGTTTTACGAGAAAGGCAAACAAAAGTTTGAGCAAGGTGTTAGCAACTATAAATACTTTTTTCAAACAGAGGGAGTTGACCTGGACCAATATGTATTAAGAGGAGTATTATAATGAAAGCAAGAACACCATACCAATTCGCAAAAGAATTAATAGACAAGTTTTTACCATACGTTAATTGGAATGACTTGCAAGAAGATTGTGCAAATAAACAATGGGCAATAAGAAACGCAAAACAATGTGCTTTAATTAACCTTGATTATATGGAATCAATTATGCTTACTATTTGGGAAGCAGCAGGTAAAAACTATTGTGGAAGTTCATATTTATTATCAGTAAGAGAAGAAATAGAAAAATATAATGGAGATAGTAACTAAAGACGAAGCGTTTGCTATGACACTTTACGATATTGCACAAGGTGAATCGTTAGAGGGTATGCGACTTATTTTAAAAGACTATGAAGAGCGTGAGCAGTTTGAAATTTGTGCTGGAATACATTTAGCAATAGAGGTATCATATTTTTTAACACTTACCGCAGTTATAGATAAATTTAACCCAAAAGAATTAGAATTAACATTTGATGAATTATGAAAGCAAAAGAAGAAGCAAAAGAGTTAGTATATAAATACGAAAATTTAGTAACAACTTGGGATTGTTATTGGGATACAGAAATACCTGTTGAAAATAGATTACCTGAAATGAAACAATGTGCATTAATAGCAGTTGATAAGATATTAGATGCAATTAAAATAAATTTAGATGCAAACTCAACATCGACTTGGATTGTAAATTTTTCAAGTAATAAAATTTTATATTGGGAAGAAGTAAGAAAAGAAATAGAAAAATTATGATAATAGAAAAAATAAAACAAGAAACAGGAATAGATGTAACATTAAAAGGCAGGAAAAGAGAACAAGTAGAAATGAAAGTATTAGCATCGTTTCTATTTAGACAAAAAGGTTTATCGTTACAGCAAATAGGAAAAGAGTTAAACTTAAACCACGCTACAATAATACACCACTTAAAAAACTATGAAAGTGTTAAATACTATAACCCAAAAATACAAGAGTTAGAAAACTTTTTATTAGAATTAAAACCTGATTTGGTAGTTGAATCATTACAAAAAACAAATCAACTAAAAGACCAAGAGATTAACAAACTAAAAGAAACTATAAAACAATTACAACCAAACAAAAATATAAACCGCTTATTAGCAATATTAGATAACGATGATATAAAAGAAAGGTTTGAAGCGTTTTTAAATATTAACGAAAAAGCAAGATACTATAAGAAATATGAGTAACCTACAAACAGCAAAAGAAAGAGCAGAAAACTATATGAAGCTAAAAGCAGGATATAAACAAACACCATTACAAAGAATACAAAGAGTAATGAACTTCTATTATAAAAGAGGGTGCAATAAAGAATCAGTAAATACAATTTATAAGAAAATACTAAAAGATAAATTTAAAAACAAATAAGATATGATACATATTATATGGGGATTTTTAGGAATTATTACAGGTGTGATAATAACCAATTTAATAAATAAAAAGAAATAGATATGAAACTACAATTAGAAAACTACGGATATAAATACACTATTGAAACAGAACACCACGATGTTGACGTTAATGAATATTTACAACTGTTTAAAGGTTTATTGATAACAGCAACCTTTAGCGAAAAACAATTTAACAATGCTATTATAGAAATGTCTAACGAAATAGAAGAACAAGATGCCTGATATAATAATGTGCAATGGACAAGGTTGTGAATTGAAATCAACCTGTTATAGATACAAAGCTGAACCAAATAGATACGGACAAACGTATTTTACAGAAACGCCTATTGAAGATGAACAATGTGATTACTATTGGGAAGTAAAACAAGCTGAAGATTAACAATAGATAAAATCTATTATTTTTAAATTGATAATAAATTTTTTCAATATGAAAGAGGATAGAAGAAAATATAATGGTGGTCATAAGACTGGTGGTCGTAAATCAAAACTTGAAGAAGTAGCATTGATTGAGAAACTAACTCCATTAGAGCCATTAGCTTTTGCAGCATTAGAAAAAGGATTGGAACGTGGTGATTTTAAATTCACTCAACTATTCTATAATTACTATGCAGGTAAGCCAAGAGAAACAAAAGATGTTACATTAACAACTGAACAGCCTATATTTGATTTAAACGATTTAGGCGACATTTAAGCAACGATAATGGAATTTATAATAACTACTGCATTAAAGAAGTTATTGCGTCTTAAAAAGCGTATTAAAGTAGTAAGGGGAGGTACAAGTGCATCAAAGACATTTAGTATACTCCCTATACTTATTGATAGAGCAATTAAGACACCTGATTTAGAAATTAGTGTAGTATCAGAATCAATACCACATTTACGTAGAGGTGCATTAAAAGACTTCTTAAAGATAATGATGGCACTTGGTAGATATACAGATAGCCAATTTAATAAAAGTACTTTAAAATATACATTTGGTAATGGTAGTTATATTGAATTTTTTAGTGTTGACCAACCTGATAAATTACGTGGTGCAAGACGTAATGTTTTATATGTTAACGAATGTAACAATGTTGACTTTGATTCTTACTACCAATTAGCTATTAGAACAAGTGGCGAGATATGGTTAGATTATAACCCATCAAGTTTATTTTGGGTTGACAGGGAATTATTAAGCCAAGATGATGTTGACTTTATAACCTTAACCTATTTAGATAACGAAGCACTATCAGATACAATAGTAAAAGAAATTGAATCAGCAAAAGAAAAAGCATTAACCTCAACTTATTGGGCTAATTGGTGGCAGGTATACGGACTTGGACAAACAGGTTCATTAGAGGGAGTTTGTATTCCTGATTGGCAAGAGATTAATCTACCAGATGAAGCAAGATTATTATGTTACGGTATGGATTGGGGTTACTCAAATGACCCTACTTCTTTAATAGCTATGTACAAATATAATGATGCTTATATATTTGATGAATTGATTTACCAAAAAGGGTTACTTAATTCAGATATAAGTAACTTATTAAAAACAAACGATGTTACCGATGTAATATATGCTGATAGTGCTGAACCTAAATCAATAGCCGAGTTAAATAGTTACGGACATAATGTACTACCAGTATCAAAAGGTAGAGATTCAATAGTATATGGTCTTAATTTAATTAATCAAAATAAGATATACATAACTTCAAGAAGTAAGAACTTAATCAATGAACTTCAAAACTATATTTGGATGGTTGACAAGCAAGGCAATAAACTTAATAAACCTATTGACGCTTATAATCACGCAATAGATGCTATGCGTTACGCCATTACTTCGCAATTAGAAAACCCACACAAAGGAAACTATTATATTTATTAAAAGTAAATGATGGAAAAAACTTGACAAATGACATACGGACAAATCATATCTACAATAGAATGCTATATCTATTTAACAACAAATCAAAATGTATTAATAGCTATGCCTAGAAATGTAGGTGAGGTAAAGAAAATGAAAGCTATGTATGAGGTTGCTAAATTAAACGTAGCTTATATGTATCAAATTTAAAAAGTTAAATATTTGTTATTTTTTTTATAATTAGTTTGCAGGTTAAAATAATTGTGTAATTTTACACCATAAAACAAAACAATTAGAAATTATGACAACATCTTTTGAATTAAAAAAACATTGGTCTGACAGATTAGGAAAATTACAAACTATTAACAGACAAAACGAAAATTTTAATATTGGTCAAAATCATTCTGATATTAGATTTAGATTAACTCAATTAGCAATTAAATTTAAATTGTAAATTATGAGAACAATAGCAGGAGTAATATCAGCATCAGTTGCAATGTTAACTGAAAATTATTTAGTACAAATAGCATTTTGCTTATTAACCTTTTATCTTATTTACCGTGAACTTAAAAGCGATAAAGAATTGTCTGAATAACGGAATAACTATTTATCCAATAGTTGTAAACGATATTTACTTTGAGGGTAAAAGAAAAAAGAATTACGTTAAAATAGAAATCAATGTAAATGGTGCAAAGAAATTAGGAAACGATAAATACAAACAGGATGAAACACTTACAGAAAAGATACACGAGTTGTATGAGGTATTAAATTTAAAGTTAGTTTAGGGATTAATAATTAGTTGGAAATCGGTAGTCAGAAATGGCTACCTTTTTTTGTATTATACAAATACTACTTTAATTAATTTTTAAAATAAAATATGAAAGTAGATATTAATATTCCTGATTCTTTAAATGAAATTACATTACTTCAATATCAAAAGTTCCACAAACTTATAAAAGATAACGATGCAAGTGATTTCGTTAATCAGAAAACTATTGAAATATTTTGCAATATAGATTTAAAAGATGTTGCTAAAATTAAAGTAACCGATGTTAACGAAATATTAGAACACCTAAATAAAATACTACAACAAAGAACACCATTAAAAAATACTTTTAAATTAGCTGGAGTTGATTTTGGTTTTATTCCTAAATTAGAAGATATAACTTCCGGTGAGTATATTGATTTGGAAAACTATTTAAGTGATGTTGATACATTACATCAGGCAATGGCTGTATTATACAGACCAATTAAATCAAAGACAAAAGACTTATACACTATACACGAATACGAATCAAGTTATCAATACGCAGATGCTTTAAAGTATATGCCTTTAGATATTGCATTAGGTTCTATGCTTTTTTTTTGGACTTTGCTCAACGATTGCGTGAACGCTTTGAGCCATTATATACAGAGCGAAGTGGAACAGTCGGAACAAGCGAAGCAGGTTTTGGAAAAAAATGGGGTTGGTATCAATCAATCTATGCAGCAGCTCAGGGAAATATTCTCAAATTTGATGCCGTTACAAAACTACCAATTACAGCATTAATGACTTGGTTAATGTTTGAAAAAGAAAAAACAGAAATAGAAATTAAAAACCTAAAAAGAAATGGTATATAGAATTATAAAAGAAATTAAAGATGCGTTATTATTAGAGCCATTTGTAAATACAGTTACAGAGGGTGATATATTTGAGGTTGATTTAAACAAGCAAACAATGTTTCCTTTAACGCATATTATTATTAATAGTGCTACACATCAGGGTAATGTAATATCGTTTAATATAACGCTTTTAATGATGGATATAATCAATCAAAAAGACGACAGCAACAAAATAGATATTTGGAACACACAATTACTTTTAGGCACAAGGGTTTTAAATAAATTAAATGCTGGTAATATTGCTGATGACTTTTGGGAGTTAACAGGCAACCCTACGTTTGAGCCATTTACAGAACGATTTGAAAACGATTTAGCAGGTTGGGCAATTACGTTTGATATATTAGTAAGAAACGATATTTCTATCTGTTAAATGGATAATCAACAAACATATAAATACTTAAACGATTTTGCTAAATATGTTATTCAGCAATCAAGAAGTAATTTAACAAAGGGTGGCAAAAACGTAGATAAGAAACTTTATAATAGTTTAGATAAAGAAATACAAGTTGGTGCTAATAGTTTTCGTATAGCTTTCTTAATGGAAAATTACGGTAACTTTCAGGATAAGGGAGTATCAGGAACGCAAAAGAAATACAATACACCTTTTAGTTATAAAACTAAACGACCACCTATAAAACCAATTACTGATTGGGTAACTAAAAAAAGGTTTCAATTTAGGAATAGAGAAACAGGAAAATTTATGTCTTATAAATCTACTGCGTATTTAATTGCTGGTGGTATTTTAAAGAATGGAATTAAACCAAGTTTATTTTTTACCAAACCATTTGAGGCGGCTTTTAAAAATTTACCAGATGAATTAGTTGAGGCATACGGTTTAGATGTAGAACAATTTTTACAATATACAATTAATAAGAAATGAAAAAGATATTTATAAGAAGTCCGTATTTTATACAAATAGATGAAGCAGGACAAACAGGTGCAAAGATAGAAATATTCTTATGGAATAAAGGAACTACTGAACCTACAACTGCAACTTATACTTTAACTAAAAACATAGCAAGTGAAACACAAACTTTAATAGCTTGGAATGTAGCAAACTATGCAAAGGAATATATTAAACCTATTGCACCTGTAACTGTTTCAGTTCCTACTGAAGAAAATGTTAACTGCTGGTGTTATATGAAAATAAAAAGATATAAGATAGTAGCTGGTGTTGAAACGCTTTTAAATACTGAAACTTTTGTTTGTTTAAATGGTTACACACAATATTTAGATGGGTATAATCAATCCAATAGTAACGTAGTTGTTCCTTTGGTTAATCCTGCAATTAAAATTCAAAAAACAAATAATAATTTATATGTTAATGTATTTTATGAACAAGGTACTTTTCCTTTTACAGGAATATCAGGATTTACAAGTTTAGTAGTTCCTGCAGATTCTATGTATAAAATTCCTTTGATGTCTAATTTAGTATATGATGATTATTTTGAATATAAATCAGAAACTATTTGCGAGCCTAAATACACTCCTATAACTTGTACTTTTATAAATCGTTTTGGCGGTTGGCAGTACTTAACCTTTTTTAAAGCTAATAGCAGTTCAATAGACGTAACTTCAAAAGATTTTAATCTGTTACCATCTTCAATAAATTATAACGTCTTACAAGGACAAAAAAAGGTATTTAATTCACAAGGTAAACAAAAAATAAAATGTAACACAGGTTGGGTTGATGAAAACTATTTCGAGTTGATACAGGATTTGCTTTTAAGTGAAACTGTTTTATTGGATAATAAACCTGTAATAGTTAAAAGTCAAAGTTCAGAATACAAAACAAACATAAAAGATAAGAATATAAACTACGAAATAGAATTTGAATACAACTATGGTTTAATTAACGATGTAATATAATGAAAGTAGCTTTATATATATACACTGAAAGTTATGAGAATATAAGTCAAATTGTAGCTAACGATTTTAAAACAAGAGTATTAGCTGATGCTGGTACATTTGAATCTTTAGACTGCTGTAAACAAACTATTAATTCTTTAGGTGGTTCATTTGGAAACACAACTACTGCAAAACGTATAGAGTTATTTGATGATGAAAAGATTTCTTTAACATCTTCAATTCAAAACATAAACGATATTAGCAAAGTATTTACAGATTATTCGCAATCGTTTACAATTCCTGCAAGTGATAACAATAATGAAATATTTAAGCATTGGTACGAAAATAGTTTAGATAATGGATTCGACCAACGCATAAGATATGATGGTTATATTGAAATTGACACCCGAATTTTTAGAGTAGGTAAATGGCAAATTGAATCAGCAAGCATAAAAGAAAACAGAGTTGAAGATTACAAAATTACTTTCTATGGTAATTTAAAATCTTTGTCTGATAAGTTTGGGGAAGATAAGCTAAAAGATATACAACAAATTAATGATTATACTATAAGCTACAGCGGTGCAAACGTTCAAAGTGCAATTACTTCAACTACCGCAAACAATGTAATGTTTCCTTTAATTAGTTCAGATAGGGTTTGGAAATATGGTGGTGGCGGTAGTAATGACATTAGCCAAAATTCGCATCATATACATTACCCTGAATTATACCCTGCTTTAAAAGTAGCAAGGATATTTGATGCTATTGAAAGTAGATATGGAGTTAACTTTAGCGGTACTTTTATAAATGACGATAGATTTAAAAATGCTTATTTATGGTTAAAAAATAATGAACTACCTATATTAAACGCTTTAACTGAACCGAATATAATACCTTTAAATGATTATAATAATACTATATATTATAACACTATAAATAATAATGTTACAATTAATGTATTTGATGATGGTTCTTATCAAAGTGATTTTAAATTTAGCGTAGGTGTTTTTTTTCCAACAAGTGTAATTCATAATTTATTAATTTATAAAAATGGTGTATTATATACAACAGTAACACAAACTGGTACTTCCGTAGGATTTACAATAGATTCAACTATTGGAATTGGTACATATAGTTTTAAAATTCAAACAAATGTAGCAACAACTTATACAACAAATTATACTTCAAGTTATTATGAATATGATCCGATTGGAGCAAGTGGTTATATTAATATTGAATACGTAAATGGTTCGGGTACATTAAGCTCGAATTTAGATTTATTAAAATTCATACCCGATATGAAAGTGTCGGATTTCTTTAGTGGAATTTTAAAAATGTTTAACCTAACCGCATATAGTACAGATGGCATTAATTTCACATTAGAGCAGTTAGAAAATTGGTATTATCAAGGAAGTATAAAAAATTTCAGCAAATATTGCACAACTGATTTAGATTTTAATAGAATTAAACCATACAAAAAGATAGATTTTAAATATCAAAAGTCAGAAAATTTATTGAGCAGAAATTTCTATGATGTTAATTCACGTGAGTATGGTGATTTATCATATACTTTTAACTCCGATGGTTCAGATTATACAATTCAATTACCATTTGAAAATTTAATGCAACAAAGATTTTCAACTTTATCTTCTAATTTATTACAGGTTGGCTATTGTTTAAAATCTGATTACAATAGATACGTACCTAAACCAGTAATTTTATATAGATATGAAAGAGCAAGCTGTAGTTTTTATTTAAACAATGGAACTACAACAGACCATATAACTAATTATAATGTTTTTGGACAGGATGTTAAATATCAAACACAAAACCATTCTTTAAATTGGGGTTTAGAAATTAGTAGCTATCTTTTAAATGTTATAAATAATTCGCTTTTCAACAATTATTATTTAGCTTACTTAAATAACCTATACTCTTTAAAATCGAGGATGTTAAAGGTGAAAATGCGTTTGCCTTATTTAGAATTATTAAACTTAAAGTTAAATGATAGAATTGTAATCAGAGATAAAAGATATATTATAAACCAATTTACAACTGATTTAATAACATTTGAAAGTGATTTTGAATTGATACAAGATTTTAGAAGTTTAAACTTTGATAATAGTACATTAAGACAAACAGATAATACAATTAAAACTTTACGCTTTGATACTACTTCTGAAACTTCTTTAACTTGGTCAATAGAATCAGACCCTAGCAGTATTATTACTTTTATAACAAATGGGAATACTTCTGTTGATGTAGGAATAAAAGCAAATCCAAGTGGATTAGAACGTATCGCAAGTATAACAAGTAATTTAAACGATAGAATAATAATTATACAAAATGCTTAAACTTATAATAGAAATGCTACCGTTGTTAAAGAATGACAGTGAGGCTATTGCAATAGCAAAAGGAAAATATAAAATGCCCGAAAACTTTAAAGAATTAAAACAAACGATAAAATATAAATTTAATAAAAATGATAACAAAGACAATAGAAATAGATGTAAATAGTCAAGGTGCAACAAGCGGAATAAATAACATAACTAATTCTATTGAGCAGTCAGATAAAGCAACTCAATCTTTAAGAAGTCAATTAAGACAAGCACAGGCAGACGTTGCAGAGTTATCTGATAAATTTGGTGCTACTTCAAAAGAAGCTATTGAAGCAGCTAAACGTGCAGGGGAATTAAAAGATGCTATCGGAGATGCAAAAGCCTTAACCGATGCGTTTAATCCTGATGCTAAATTTAGTGCATTAAGTGGTTCGTTAGCAGGTGTGGCAAGTGGTTTTAGTGCAGTTGAGGGAAGTTTGGCGTTAGCAGGTGTGCAATCTGAAAACCTACAAGAAACAATGGTTAGGCTTCAAGCTGCAATGGCACTTTCGCAAGGGCTTCAAGGCTTGGGAGAAAGTATCGACAGCTTCAAGCAAATGGGTGCTGTTGCTAAAAACGCTTTAGCAGGTATAAGAACAGGAATAGCTGCTACTGGTATCGGTGTTTTATTAGTTGCTTTGGGTGCTGTTGTTGCTTATTGGGATGACATTAAAGAAGCGGTTGGCGGTGTAAGTAGTGAGCAAGAAAACTTGAATGTTTTGGCTCAAACAAATTTAGAAGCCGAGCAAGGAAAATTAGATGCAATAGGCGGTCAAGATAATATTTTAAAACTACAAGGAAAATCAGAGAAAGAAATATTAAAATTAAAACTTGCACAAACAGACCAAGTTATAAAAGCATCTGAAATTCAAATTGAACAGTCAATAGCAACTACAAAAGCACAAACTGAAGCAGCAAAAAGAAATCAAGATATATTAGCAGGTGTATTAAAATTCCTTTCTATACCATTAACAATGATTTTAAAAACAGTTGACGCTGTTGGTTCTGCATTAGGTAAAGATTTTGGATTAGAAGATAAAGTATTTAAAGGAATATCTTCTTTGGTTTTTGACCCTAAAGAAACTCAAGCCGAAGGTGATAAAGTTGTAGCCGAACAAAGAAAGGCTTTAGATAAATTAAAAAACGACAGAGCAGGTTTACAACTATCAGTAAACAATATTGACAACCAAGCAAATAAAGAAGCTGCTGATAAAAGAAAGGTAGCTAACGACAAGGCTATACAAAGCGAGAAAGACAAAGCAGATGCTTTAGAACGTATTAGACAAGGCGAAATTGATACAGAAGCTGAACGTAGAGCAGAACAATTAAGACAAGTACAAGAAGAATACAGATTATTAATTGAAGAAGCTACAAAATATGGTTTAGATACAACCGCTTTAAAAGAGGCACAACGTACAAAAGAAAAAGAGTTACAAGACAAATTTGATTTAGAAGATGCTGAAAAGAAATTAGCAGCAGATGAAAAAGCAAAAGCTGATGCTCAAAAATTAGCTGATGATAAAAAAGTAATTGAAGATAAAATAACCGCTGATAAATTAGCTGCCGAAGAGGCAAGAAAAAACATCAATAACATAGCAATAGAATCAGCACAAGGTTTAGTGGCTATATTAGGTGGTTTAGGTGAAAAAAATAAAGGGATTCAAAAAGCTGCTTTATTAGCAAACAGTGCTTTATCTATTGCTCAAATTATAGCTAATACAAATGTAGGTTCGTCTAAAGAGGTAGCTACAAAAGGTGTATTTGGTTTAAGTACATCGGCTGTTTTATATGCTAAAATGGGTATAAGTATTGCATCTGTTTTAGCTGCTACTGCAAAAGGTTTAAAAGGTTTAGGTGGTGGTTCTGCTGGTGGTGGCGGTGGTGATACAGGTGGCGGTGGTGGTGCTCCTGCTGCTGCTCCTCAATTTAATGTAGTAGGTAATAGCGGTGTAAACCAAATTGCTCAAACATTAGGCAGTCAACAACCTGTTCAAGCTTATGTAGTAGCTTCAAATGTAACTACTCAACAAAGTTTAGATAGAAACATAGTTGCAAACGCTTCACTTGGATAGTATAAACAAATTTGTTTACATAAAACAATTTAATAAATAATTAATTTTTAAAATAAAATGAATTTAATAGAACTTATTATAGATGAAAAAGATGATTTAAGTGGTGTTGAAGCTATTTCAGTTGTAGAAAATCCTGCTATTGAATCAAACTTTGTAGCACTTAAAACAGAAGAAATAAAACTTGCACAAGTTGATACTGAAAAACGTATTTTAATGGGTGCGGTTTTAATTCCTGAAAAGCCAATTTATCGTAAAAATGGCGAAGATGAATATTATATTTACTTTTCAAAAGATACAGTAAACAAAGCAAGTCAATTATTCTTTAAAAATGGCAACCAAAATAATTGGACATTAGAACACGGAAAAGAAATAAAAGGTTTAACCGTAGTTGAAAGTTGGATAGTTGAGGATGTAGCAAAAGACAAATCAGCTATTTATAATTTAAGCGTTCCTGTTGGTAGTTGGATGGCTTGTGTTAAAGTTGAGAATGATGAAATATGGAATGACTACGTTAAGACAGGAAAAGTAAAAGGACTGAGTCTGGAAGGATATTTTGCCGACAAATTAGAAACTAAAAAAGAATTAAGCAAACAAAATAAAAAAGATGAAATTATTAACCAAATTAAAAAACTTATTTATGAGTCAGAAAACAGAAAGTAAAACAAGTCCAGTAGGTGGTGAACGTGGTTGCTTATGCGACGATGAAACGTATAGCAAAGAATGTTGTAATGGTGAATTATTGCACCAAGGAATCGGTAGAACATCAGAGCAATCAAACGCAAGTGTTACAAACACAAACGCACCAAGAACAATAACAAGAGTAAATGGGTAACTTATTGTTAAAAATGTAACAATAGTTTATAAATTAATTTTAAAGTTAAGAATAATTAAATTAAATATAAATGTCAAACGTAATTACAGAAATCAAAAAGTTGCTGGGTATGGAAATCAAACTCGAGCAAATGGCTTTAGATAATGGTACAATCGTTGAAGCTGAAATCTTCGAAGCAGGACAATCTATTTTTATCGTAAATGGTGAGGATAGAGTGGCTTTGCCTGTTGGGGAATATATGCTTGAAGATGGTATGATTCTAATGGTGGCCGAAGAGGGTATTATTGCTGAAATCAAAGAGGCAGTTGTTGAGGAAGAAGTTCCTGCAGTTGAAGAAGAAGTTGAAGCAGCACAAACAGCAACAGCTAAAAAAGTAATTGAAAGCGTAGTAAAAGAATCACATTTTTCACAAGAGGATGTAGATGCTTTAAAAGCTGAAATCGAATCTTTAAAAACAGAATTAGCTAAACAAGATATTATACTTGGTGAGGAAAAAGTAGAGTTATCTATTGAGCCTTTAACACATAATCCTGAAGCTAAGTCAGAAGTTAAATTAAATTTGTATTCTCAAAAAAGAGCAAAATCAACTTTTGATAGTGTACTAAACAAAATTTCAAACATTAAATAAATAAAAAAATGCCAACAACAACAAGTATTACAACAACTTATGCTGGAGAGTTTGCTGGGAAATATATTTCTGCAGCTTTATTATCAGCTAATACTATCGAAAACGGTGGTATCGAAGTAAAACCTAATGTAAAATACAAAGAGGTTATTAAAAAAATTGCTACAAATGATTTAGTTAAAAACGCTACTTGTGATTTTGATGCTACTTCTACTGTAACTTTAACAGAAAATGTTTTACAACCAGAAGAATTCCAAATCAATTTACAACTTTGTAAAAAAGATTTTCGTTCAGACTGGGAAGCGATTTCAATGGGATATTCTGCATTTGATAATTTACCACCAACGTTCCAAGAATTTTTGTTAGCACACGTTGCTGCAAAAGCTGCTCAAAACAATGAAATTTCTATTTGGCGTGGTGTTAATGCTACTGCTGGACAATTTGACGGATTTGTAACTTTAGCTACTGCTGATGCAACTGTAATTGATGTAGCTTCACCTGCTGCTGGTGGTGTAAATGCTGGAAACGTAATTGCTGAAATGGGTAAAGTAGTTGACGCTATTCCTGCTAACTTATACGGTGAAGAAGATTTATATTTATATGTTTCTCAAAGCGTTTATAGAGCGTATGTAAGAGCATTAGGTGGATTTGGTGCATCAGGTTTAGGTGCTGCTGGTTTTGATGCAAAAGGAAACAACCAATCTTTTGGTGATTTAATGTTTGACGGTGTTAAAATTTTCGTTGCAAACGGATTGGCTAATGGTTATATGATGGCTGCTCAAAAATCAAACTTGTATTTTGGTACTGGTTTATTAGCAGACCACAATGAGGTAAAAGTAATTGATATGGCTGACATCGATGGTTCTCAAAATGTAAGAATTGTAATGAGATTTACAGCTGGTGTTCAATACGGTTTCGGTTCAGAAATTGTACTTTACACTCCTGCGGCATAATTTTAATGGGAGTTTAACCGCTCCCTTTTTTTTAACTTATAAATATATATACTATGTGTGATTTAACACGTGGAAGATTAGAAGTTTGTAAAGATAGCGTTGGGGGTTTAAAATCTGTTTATTTCGTTAATTACGGTGATGCAACAGGTTACACTTATGACGCTACTAATACCGATGCAATCGATACTGTAACTGGTACGCCAACAGCTTACAAGTATGATTTAAAAGGTGCTTCTACTTTTACACAAAATATAAATAGTTCTCGTGAGAATGGTACAACATTTTTCGAGCAGGTTTTGGAATTAACATTTAAAAAATTAACTCCTAAAGACCATAAAGAATTGAAATTAATGGCTTATGGTAGACCACAAGTTATTGTAGAGGATAACAACGGTAACTTATTCTATGCTGGTTTAAAGCACGGAATGGATGTTACAGGTGGTACTATCGTAACCGGTGGTGCTTTTGGTGACTTGTCAGGTTATACTTTAACTTTGACAGGAATGGAACAAGTACCTGCTAACTTTATTGATACTACTTTAGTATTAGCTGGGTTTACAGTTGTAGCTGGAACATAATTGATGCACTTTTTTTAAATAAGAAAGGGTAGTTTTTTAAGCTACCCTTTTTTTTATTTACAATCACCAAGTTTCGGAACTAAATTAGGATTTGTTGTGTTGTGTGTTTTTTCCCTTTGAATTTGCGTACAATCGTTTATTGTAGTATAAACAGAGTAATAATTCAATGCAGGATTTTGTGGTGTACCTACTACGTTAAAAGTATTAATTTGTACAATTCTGTCACAATTACAATCTACTGGTGGAGTAGGATTTGATGTTTCGTCTGCTGAACAGCTAATAAATAATACTGCTAAAAATAATAATGCTAATTTTTTCATAATGTTTTTTTTTAATTATTTGACAAATATATAAAATTCTACAATACAAAAACGCTATTAACAAAACTTTAACATTTTAATTTTTAAAATAAAAAAGAATGATAATCTTAAAACAACAAACTACGCCACACACAATCAACGCTATTTTAGATGGTGGTGCTGGTGATATGATTGTATTGCGAGATGAAGAAACAAATATAACTACAACTTTATTTGTTGATTTTACAACTAATTCTTATTATTCTACTGCTACAATATTACTACCATTAGTAGATGGAAAAACATATACTATTGAAATATATAAAACTGCAGGAATAGATTTTAAAAACCGAGTTATTGCAGATGGTGGAATATTTGAATCTTATGCTTGTTTTTATTCTGTTTTAGAAAGTTTAGATTATGAAGCTGAAAAGGTTTATAGAGATAAAATATTTTGTACTAATCAAACTATTGCAGATTATACTATAAACAAAGACCAATATATACAGCATACCACAAATAACGAATACACTATTTATGAGTAATATACACATTTTAAGTTTAAGTGCTTACAATTCACCCGTAATTATAGAATCTAAAAATAAAGATTTTGTTGAATATGGTAACGATAATAACTATTTTCAATATTTAATTGATAGGTTTTTATATTCTAATACTAACCACGCTATTATAACTGGTGTGGCCAATATGGTTTATGGTAAAGGTATTGATGCAACTGATTCAAATAGAAAACCAAACGAATACGCTCAAATGATTTCTTTGGTTAAAAAAGATTGTTTAAGAAAGGTAGCTTTAGAACGTAAACTTTTAGGAATGGCTGCTTTACAAATAGGATATGATAAAGGACAAGTTGCTTTTATTGAGCATTTTCCTATGCACACTTTAAGAGCCGAAAAATGTAACGATAAAGGTGAAATTGAAGCGTGGTATTATCACCCTGATTGGGCTAATTATAAAAAAGGTGATGATTTAAAAAAGATACCTGCTTTTGGATATGGAAGTAAAAAAGATGTTGAAGTATATATTATTAAACCTTATATAAGTGGATACCATTATTACACTCCTATTGATTATTCTGGTGCTTTACCTTATGCAAAGTTAGAAGAAGAAATATCTGACTATTTGATTAACGATGTAATGAATGGTTTTAGTGGTACTAAAGTAATTAACTTTAATAACAATATACCGCCTGAAGAAAAAAGGCAAGAGGTTGCAAACGATGTAAAAAGAAAGTTAACAGGTTCAAAAGGTGATAAAGTAATTGTATCGTTTAATGCAAGTGTAGAAAACAAAACAACGGTTGACGATATACCTTTGAATGATGCACCTGCACATTACGAATATTTAAGTAAAGAATGTTTTGAGAAATTAATTGTAGGGCATAGAGTTACAAGTCCAATGCTTTTAGGTATTAGAGATACTGGTGGCGGTTTAGGTAATAATTCTAATGAAATTGAAACTGCTACAAGATTAATGGATAATATAGTTATCAGACCTTATCAACTAGAAATTATCGAGGCATTAGATGAAATATTAGCTATTAATGGTATTGCATTAAACATATATTTTAAAACTATACAGCCATTAGAATTTATTGATGCAAGTGGTACAAATGCACAAACAAAAGAAGAGGAAACAGGAGTTAAAATGAGTAAAGTTTGTTGTGCTAAAGAATACGAATTAGATGACGAAATAGCGAATGGTTTAATTGATTTAGGTGAAACACCTGCTGATAATTGGTTATTAATAGATGAAAGTGAGGTTGATTATAATTTAGACGATATTGAAAACGAATTATTATCTAAACAAACAAAACAAAGTTTATTATCAAAGGTTTATAATTTTGTAAGTACAGGAACTGCAAGACCAAACGCAAAATCTGAACAAGATGAAAATATTGATGGAGTTAGATTTATAACCCGTTATGTATATGCAGGTGAAACTACTGATAAAAGTAGATTATTTTGCAAAAAAATGAATGAATCAAACAAGATATATCGTAAAGAAGATATATTAAGAATGTCAGAATTAGCAGTTAACAAAGGTTGGGGTGCTAAAGGTGCTGATACATATTCTATTTGGTTATACAAAGGCGGTGGAGCGTGTCACCATAGATGGAATAAACAAGTTTATGCTTCATTTGATAATGTAAATATTGATGTAAATTCACCAAGAGCAAGACAAATAGCAGGTGCAAAAGCTGCTGAATATGGTTATACAATTAAAAACGATTCTTTGGTTTCAAAAAGACCAATAGATATGCCAAACAAAGGATTTTTACCTAAAAACAATTAGAAATGGCTTACGCTTTATTAATATCAACAGAGGACATTAAGAAATTCACTATACTAAATGGAAATTTAGACGTAGATGATTTTATACAATATATCAAAATTGCACAGGATATAACTATACAAAATTATTTAGGAACTGAATTATATAATAAGTTTCAAGCATTAATTTTAAATAGTGATATTAACTTAATTGGTAACCTTAAATATAAGACGCTTTTAAACGATTATATTAAGCCTATGCTGATTCATTTTGCAATGGTGCAGTATTTACCCTTTGCAGCTTATACAATAGCTAATAAAGGCGTATTTAAGCATACAGCTGAAGCATCAACAAGCGTAGAGAAATCAGAGATTGATTATTTGGTTGAAAAAGAGCGAGACATAGCAGAACATTATACTCAAAGATTTATTGATTATATATGTTTTAACAATTCAGATTTTCCTGAATACAACAGCAACTCAAGTGGTGATATGTACCCTGATACAAACAATTTCTATGGTGGCTGGGTTTTGTAAGAAAAGAAAAAAGGTTGGCAAGTATGAAAAGCCAAGAGAAGAGAACAAAAAGAAGTTAGAAATATTCTTAAAAAAGATAAAAAAATGAGTGAATTTTCGGCAGCACAGGTAACCATTAATCAAAATGGAATAAAGGTAAGCGAAACAAATCCTTTACCAGTAACTTTATCTGGTAGTGGTTCTTCGGGTGCTTCTACTTCAGATAATCAGGTAACAATGATTGCTCAATTAGACGATGTTTTAACAGCATTAAATACCGATACAGAAGATAAAAGATTAACTGTAAGATTAGACCAAGTTAGCGATAACTTATTTTATGTAGGCAAGGCTTTAATTGGTAAAGTAGATGCTGATGCAAATTGGTTAATTATACGTTACACACAAACTGGAGTTATTTTAAAAAGCGAATATGCAAATGGTAGCGAAGCGTTTAACCAAGTTTGGAACAATAGAACAACTTTAACATACATCTAATGAAAGGATATGCAGGAAGTTTTAGCGGAGTAGTTCGCAAGATATTCAGAAAAATATATATATTATTAATCTTTTTAATTGACAGAAAATAATGGCGTGGAGTTTTGATGTAACAAGTAACATACCTCGATTATCACAGTCAGGAACAGATACGGGTTTGAGTGGTATTGCAACAGTAATAACTAATATGCCATTAGTGGCTAGAAGTACTGCATATGCCACCAATGGAATGAGAAAGCCACCTATCCAAAATGGAATGTGGTATAGATGTTCTGTCGCAGGGACTACTGCTACAACAGCACCTACTTACAATCCCGTATTAGGAAGTACTACAACAGATGGAACTGCACAATTTGTAGCATTTAGAGCTCCAGATGTACAAACTTTAGGAACTACAAACCATTATTATATGCCTGATATTAGAATGGCTATTAATGGTACTTTAACAAATGCAAACCCACAACAAGAAAACTTTACTTGTTTAGATTTAATTATATTTACAGGCAACTTTACAAGTGGTGCTTGGGCTACTGATGGTGTAACGCCTCGTTGGGATGGAGTGCATTTTACAGCTGTTAGAAGTGCTACAAGTGGAGCAGAGGGTAGCTCAATGAGTTTACAAAGTGGGGGTCAATTTACTTTTATTGGTGGCGAAGTTCAAACAGGTGGTGGCGTAACCTTTGACAACAACACAACACCTAGAAGCTATTACACACGTTGGAGAAACACAAAAGAATACGGTGCTTCTTCAGCCCGTTTTAGAAGCTCAACAGTTAATGCTATTTTTCAAAACGTAGAAACTTATGATTTTGCTTTTGACTTGTTCAAAATGCCAACAGTTCCGCCAAGTATTAAAGCAAGGGGTTCGGAATATGTTTATCAATATGTTGGTTTACTTGCTGGAGGTGTTGATGCAAAATTTGCAGCTTCAAACCTTGAAAACGTAGATGGAACGTATGACTTTGACAACTATGCTGGTGGATGGGTAGAACTTTATAATTGTGCAAAAGGTGCTGATTTAAATGTAGTTTCTCAATATCCAAACAGTACGATTTGGGTTAAACATTGCGTTCCATTATATCAAGATGTAACTATTACAGCAAAAGATACTACTGGTGCGGTGGTTCAAAATGTAAGATTTAATACAACCGAAATTCCAACTAATAGCCCAACTGTTACTTTTACAACTGCAAGTGGTTTAAAAACTTGGGATTTCAGAAATGCTTTGTCTTATGAAACTACTACTAATGCAAGTGGAATAGCTACAACAACACCTGTTTTAAATGTATGGTATTGGCAAACAAGTTTTAAAGAAAGTTTAAGATTTCCAAGTTCAACTGCTGTTTATCAAGGTAGAGCTTACAATTATAAAACATTAAATGTATCAGCTCTTTTAGGTTCAAGTTCAGCTGTTCAAGTTAGTGCAGGTATGATTGCTTTAGATACTGCAACAACGGTAAACGAAGCGACTGCAGGAGCTATTACAGGAATTACTTTAACTCCTAGTGGTGCAACAGGTGGGACTATTACAATTTCAAGTAATAAAAGTTATCAAGATATTTGGAATTATTACAGATATTGGATTAGTCAATTTGCAAACAAAACATCAAATGACACGTGGACTTGCACAGGTGGAATTTTAAACACTCAAAATTGGAATATTGTAGTTAATACAGGTGTTACTCTTACAAGCTCTACAAACATTTCAACTTTAAAAACTTTAGGAACTGTTACTTTAAATGGAACTGCAAAAATTACAGGGATTTACCAAGATAGTACAGGAACTTCAACAGTATTAGAATTAAACCCACCAAGCAACGGATATTCACTTTGTATATTCAAAGCAGATGGTACTACTAAATATTTTGCATCAAATGTAAATGCAGGTAGTTATTACGTTTACTTTGCACCAAGTGAATCAGGAACTTATTATTTAGCTGCTGAAAAATATGGACAAAAACGCACAGCTGATACTTTAGTATTAAATGGTGGTGACGTTTGGTATAATATAACAGATGCTGAAGATGTAGGTATTACTGATAACTTTGCAACTGCAAGTGCTTACACAACTTTAAGTACTACTTCGCAAATTTACGATGCTACCGCTAACTTTAGACTTACTGAAACAGGAATAAAATTAGGTCAATTAGTTGCAAGGGATGGTTTGTATTTAGACTTCGGAAATTACAACGTAAAAATCAAAGACGATGCAAGTGCAATAGTAGCGGTTGTAAGTGGAACGATTACTTATAAATCTATTGTAATTAATGAAAGCACAAAGTACAACGCAATGAAAGCGACACCGCCTAAAACTATTACACCAACTGATACGGAGATTATAAACGTATTAATTGAAGATGCGAATGGAGATAGTCAAGTTTCTATTTTAGGTGGGGATAATTTAGGTTACGAATTATGGAAAGTTACAACTGCAACACCAACGGATAACTATGCAACAGGAACTTTATTGACTACGTTAGCAACAAATGCTTTGCCTTATAGATTTATTGGTATTAGTGGTTTTGATATTGTGGGTAGAGATACAAGTTCGGGAGTTCGTAGACGTTCAAGTATGTTAAAAGGAACTTACGAACAAGCGTTTTACGTTGGTAACCAAATCCAATTAGCAACAGATGCACCGCAATTACAAGAAAACAACGACAAGTTAGATGAGTTAATTTTGAAAATAGATACTCAAAAAGACCCTTTAACTTTGCCACAATTTATAGCATTGAAATAATGAAGAAGTTTTTAATAAAGTGGCTGTTTGGTAAGACCGAGCAGCTACTAAAACTTAAAGAAATTGATTTAGTACATTTTCAAGAGAAATTGGAAGCGTTTGAGTATGAGATAAATTTAAAACGTGAAATAAACGATTTAAAAGCATTATCTTTAATTGAAGATGAAAGTATATTAAAAGATAAAGAAAGTGCCTTAAACACGCTAGAAACTACGTTAAACGATGTAAAACATAATTTATATAAAGAATGTTTAGAGTTTGAGGACATTAAACAAAAGCATTACGATTTAATTTTAAAACAAAAGCAATCTATTAATAAAAAAAGAAAAGAGTTATCTGATTTAGAAAGTGAAATAGCAAGAGAAAACGAAAGTAAAAAGCTTGAATTAGATAATTATTTATTAGAAATAGAAAGTAAGAAAGTAGAAAACGCAGAAATTAAGATACGAAACATAGAAACTTCTGAATATTCGGTAGTAACTATAAGAGGAAAAGAAGCTGTAATTGATAAGTATGGAAACTTTAAAGAATTTAAAAAATGAGTTTATTTGAAAGTGCAAGTTTGGTAGTAACTCCAAACGGAACAAAAGCATCAAAGTTATATGCTATAAAACCAACCGATGGTAGTGGCGATTTAACTGTAACAAGAGCAACAAGTGCTACAAGAGTAAACGCTTCGGGAATTACTGAAACAGTAGCAAGTAACGTGCCTAGAATTGATTATACAGGTGGCGGATGTCCGAGTATATTAGTTGAGCCGCAAAGAACAAATATACAAACATATAGCGAAGATTTTAGTAATGCTGTTTGGATAAAAGTAGGTTCTACTGTTGCAACAAATACAACGGTTTCACCTGATGGAACTACTACAGGGGACAAACTAACAGAAGATATTTCAACAGGTTTACATAGTGCTGCAATTGCAGCAACACAAGCTACAGGTGGGGATTATACTTTTTCTGTATTTGTAAAAGCAAATGGACGTACTAAATTTCAATTAGCCGAAGCTTTTAGTATTGGTGGAACTGTTAATTTTGATTTAATTGCAGGAACTGCTACGACTACAGCCCCAGCTAAAAATGGTAAAATAGAAAATTACGGTAATGGTTGGTATAAATGCTCTGCTACTTGGACTTTTGTAAGTGCTGCTGGTACTGTATTATATTTGAATTTATTAAATGATGCAGGAAGTAATAGTTATTTAGGTAATGGAACAAGCGGGGTTATTCTTTGGGGCGGTCAATTAGAATTAGGTAGTTATTCTACTTCATACATTCCTACAACTACCGCATCTGTAACACGAAATGCTGATGTAATATCTAAAACAGGAATAAGTAGTTTAATAGGGCAAACAGAGGGGACTTTATATACAGAAATTAAAGTTAATAAATTAATAGGTGCAGGTTCAAGATATATATTTCACTTATCAGATGGAACAGCAAATAATCGTATTTATATTGCCTTTTCAGGTGCGGCTTCAAATGTATTAAGAGCAAGAATATTTAATGGTGGTACTTTGCAATGTAGTATAAACACTTCAGCTTTAACAACTACAGGAACTTATAAATTAGCTTTAGCTTATAAAAATAACGATATTGTATTTTATGTAAATGGAGTTCAAATAGGAACTGATACAAGTGCAACTATTCCAACCTGTAGCAGAGTAGATATAGGGCAAAATTATAATAATGTTGCTCAATTATCAGACAATATTTCATTATCTACATTATTTAAAACAGCTTTAACTTCAACTGAATTAGCAGAACTAACAAGTTTATAATATGTACATATATAAATTAAGATATAACGATAGAGCAGATGCAATTACCGATTTAATTGCAAAAGGTGTAATTGATACAAACGAAAATAACACGTCTATAACGCAAGCGGTTGTAGAATTAGGAATTATTCTTTTAACAAGTGGCACTTACGATGAAGATTTTAACGAAATAACAGCACCTATTTACGCAGATGGTTATCATTTTGACATTATGGTAACACAAGCTATTGATTTTGGAACTGCAAGAGTAACACCAACAAACGTAAAACACGCATTTTTAGGATTTAACACAAACGAATATAATATTATTAACCAAAACACAAATACAAATGAGTAAATTTTTAAGATTAGATTACAAGGATTTAGCAAAGGGACTATTAATTGCTGTTTTAACACCAGCTTTATTGGTTATTCAACAATCATTATCGGCAGGAAGTTTGGTATTGAATTGGGATAATATCTTGGCGGTTGCATCAGCAGGTGGTTTATCTTATTTAATTAAGAATTTCTTTAGTGGTGCAAAAGATAATACAATGGCAAGGAAAAATACAAACCCTATTAAAACAGAAGTTCCTACTAAAAAATTCTAATGAATAATAAGTTAATAGGAATATTAATATTAACGCTATATTGGGGAAATTATTACATTTGTGAACTAATATATCCAAATGATAATTACAATTGGTTTATGTTAAAATTTGCGTTATTATCTATATGTTTATTATTAGCAATCGAATACAAAAAACAAGGCAATTTCATTGAAAAATTATTTTGTGCAATAATATTTAACGATATTTATGTACTTTTATTTAACAATGAAACAAACTATTCTTTAAACGATATTTTCTTTATAGCGTGGTTTACAGCAATACAATACATTAAATACTTTTACAACCTCTACAAACAATGGTTAAAACACTAATGGAAAACTGGCAAATATTAGCCGGTATAGGTGGCTCAATAATAGCTTTCTTTGGCGGACAAAAAATGAAATCAATAGAAGAAAAAAAAGCGAATAGCGATGCAGTGCTTTCTATGCAAACCGTTTACGAGAATTTTGTAAAGGATATAGAGGGTAGATATGCCGATATGCGTGAACAACTGCAAGAAGTTAAAACAGAGGTTGTTCAATTAAGAAAAGAAAATAGCGAATTGCGTAAAGAGTTGAGAACTTGGGAACGTAAATACTATGACTTAAAAGCGGAATTTGATAAAATTACAAAATGAGAAATATAAAATACATAGTAATTCATTGTACAGCTTCAAATCCTAATGCAACTAAAGATGCTATTTTAAACTATTGGAAAAATACTTTAAAGTGGAAATCGGTAGGTTATCATAGATTAATTGATGCAAATGGTGTGATACACGAATTAGCAAAGTTTGAAGAAATTACAAATGGAGTTAAAGGATATAATTCAGAATCTATACATTTTAGTTACATTGGTGGAATTGATGAAGCAGGTAAACCAAAAGATACCAGAACTTTAAAACAAAAAGAAAGTTTATTATATTTAGTTAAACAAGCTAAAAAACAATTTCCTAATGCTATTGTTCAAGGACATCGTGACTTTGGTGTAAATAAAGCTTGTCCAAGTTTTGATGCTAAAAACGAATATAAAGCGATTTAAACAACAATTTTATGAAATATATATATTTACTTACTTTTATTATTTTAACTTCCTGTGGCTCACGTAAAGTAGCTATAAACAAACAAGAGAAAGAAGTTGAAACAAATATTGTAGAAAATGCAGTAACTAAAGATAGTTCAAACGTAGAAGTTAAATTTGATTACGAATTAAATATTTTTACAGTAGAAGCAAAAGATAATTTAAAACCTTTTACTTATCAAAACAAAACGTATTTTAACGTTGTTTTAAGACACGAAAATAAAAAAGATAATACTACTTATAAAAAACAGAATAATGTTATTAAAAACGAAAGTAAAGTATCAAATATTAAATCTAAAGAAGTAATTAAACAAAAGAATACTGAAAATGATAATTATAATGTTAAAT